ATGAAGAATTTTACTTTTTTTATTTACAATATCATAAGCAATATCAAATAATTCTTTTTCTTCTTTTGTACTCCATCCCATTTTTATAATGCAAAGAGCATTTTCTAATTCTAATTTCATATTTTTTTATTTTTTAATTTCTTATACAAACTTAAACAATCTATTTTGATTTGAAAAGTATTTTTAGTTAAAATGGGTGTAAACCCCTATGAGAATCGGTGTAAATACTAAATTGCCAACTCTAATTTTGAATTTATTTTAGTTATACTGTCAATTCCGGTAATCTCAAAATCATCAATTGTGTAGTCGTAGAAGTTTTTATTTTCTTTTAAAATTAACTTTGGTTGTATGTCTAATGGTTCCTTGTTTAATAGTTCTGAAACAGCATCAAAATGTCTATCATATATATGAAGGTTTTGGACTAAATGACAGAACTTACCAACTTTATAACCACAATGACCCGCAACCATCATTTGTAAAGCTAAATATTGTACTTTATTAATATAACCCGCAACCAAATAATCGTTTGATCTTTGGATTAACGTCATATCCAAAACCTTATCTTCACCAACTTTTCTAACCGAACAGAGTATTTCATAAGCACAAGGAAATAAACCATTTGTTTCTTCTAAATCAACATATTGATACATACTAATAATATGTCTTCTACCAAATGGATCCTTAACTAATCCATCAAGTAGTTTATTCATCAAATCATATCTTTTGATTGTTGCGCCATATCTCTGACCAATACTATTATCTCCAATATTCCATTCTTCCCACCAGTTAATACCCATCTCACGAGCAACATCAAGTGATGAAGTTTGTTTTTGGTATATCCATAAAATTTCTTTAATACCAATTTTAATTGCGGTATTTCTTAATGTTGGGATTGGAAACTCGCCTTTTGATATGTCATATTCTTCAAATACTTGTGTTATAAACTTTGAATGTGACGGTGTTCCATCAGAATACTTTGGTCTTGGATTTTCATCCCAAGATCCATCTGACATAATATTTGATAGATTTTGGATATAATATTTATCGGCTTTATTCATAACTTTCAATTTTTTTGTCGTTGCATTTTATTGTGATTAGTTTGGTTGGGATGTTATTTTCATCTAACTCATCTTTTGTGTAGTATGATTGATAATCATTTCTGTTTATTTGAATCCCACATCTATCTTCAAAACTCAACTCTCGTTCTTCAATTGTTAATCCCCACTTTTCAGAGAACTCAATATCAGTTTTACATTTTTTGATAAATTCATCTTTTGTTAATTTAATTTTATCCCCCATTATCCAGTAATAACTCATATAAGCATCATTCAATAAATCTGGTTCGTCTTTACCATAATGTTCCAATTGATTTTCGTTAAAGATGTGTAATAATCCGTATTCATCCATTTCACCAATCACCCGTACTTCACCAGCAATTGTTTCAAATACACCTACGATTGTACAAGGAAATTTATAACCTTTTGGTTTGTGAGCCTTGTCCCCCACTTTAAATTTTGTTTCTTTATTCATCTTTTATTTTATTTGTATATTGATGGTCTTGAACCATTAAGTTTCTGACTTAATAATGTTTCCTTGAAACACTTAACGAACTCTTCTTTTATGTCTTCAACAACGATATCGTTACCGTACACCATTACGTCTTTCTTAACCCTATCTTTCCAGTGATAATTTATTGGGTAGTTGTATAAAAGGAAGTTCTCCATTTCCTCCATAGTAAAGGAAAGTTCTATTTTAATTTGTTTACTCATCTTTCTTTTACTATTTAATACCAATCCCCTCTCCGTCAAGGTATATTAACTTTACCGTTTCACCATCACCTATAATTGTTAAAGTGGGATATTCATCATCTGGAACAGGATGGGTGGGTTTTATTTCATAACGATATTCATAACAAATTTTATCCACTTTATCAAGAAACTCTTTCATTTTATTTGTCATCTTTTAAATTTTGATTTAATTTTCATCCAAACTATTTCTGGATAATTCCATAACCACCAAAAAAATATATAAATTTTTTTCATAATCTTTAATCGTTTACTACTCCTTTTCAATTTCTATTTCCGATTTAACTTTACTTGGTTTGTGTCCTCGTTTTTTTGGTTTTTTTGAAGCAAATTTTTCTTGGAGTTTTTTATCTTTCTCAAAGATTTCAATAAATTCTTCCAATGTAAATTCTCTTACTTTATGTTCATTTGGATCATCCATCAAATAATCATAATCTGGTTCTTCCAATGTTTTACAAAACTCAAGATATCTTTCATAAGATTTTTTAGTTGTTTCATCATCTGTATCGTCTTCAATAACAATCTTTATTGTTTCGGGGAATAACATATTCATTCCAATTCCTAAATTTACTTCAATTACTTTTTCTTTTTTCATTTTTTTTCTTTTTTTTATCTATTAATTCAGTTAAAGTACCCAGACATTCATCACAAAAAGGACGATTAATTCTTAATGAATCCATTTCTAATTCACAAACCAAACATTTTGGTGGATAACTAACCATAACATTTTTTTGTTTACTGGTATCACCATATTTGTTTTTTAGGTATTCACTCCAGTCTTCCTGTTTTCTACCGTTTACAAAGAACCAACCGCAGTTTAGTTCAAACCATCTAATCATTCTATATTTCATTTTCGTTAATTTTAAAATAATAATCCAATTGCCAATCCTAATGCAAAACCTGACACAAATATTGAGACAATAAATGTTATTAAATATTTTTTAATCTTATTAACATTAAAAAGTCCGTTACTGTTTTGTGGTTGTTGAAGACCTTTCATTACGTTTTCCAAATTTTTAAACATATTTGGATCAAAGGGGTTATTGTTCATATTTTTTTTATTAGTTTAACGAATTAGGTAAAAATAGTAAAGTTGGATTCTTTTTTTGTATGTCTATTTCCGGATATGTTTCTTTAAATGTTTTAACATCAAACCTATCAGTTATAAGATGATAACCATTTTTGGTAGGAATAATTGAGCATATTTTATCTTGTACTGGTCTACATTTAGTGTTAATAAAAGTCGCAACTTCTTCAACTACTTCCTTATTTTTAGTGTCAATATCTACAATCCACCTTTTTTCTAAAGTTTTAATTTGTCCAACAACGGAATCAAATAAACCTTTTTGTTTATGATTGCCGTCCTGGATTCTCTGTGCCAGTGCAACCATCATATTTAACGATACTTCCCGGTGATTTTGTTTTTGAACGTGAACGTAGGCTCGTGCTTTAAACATCTCACAAAGTTGTTTAATCTCATCATACCTTTTTTCAAGATGTTCAACAGATTCAATACAATAAGTTTTTATTGTTCTAACTGACTGGTGATTATCTTTCTCTCCTTCCGGTTGATCTTTCTTGCGTTTAAAGACATAAAGCATATAGAAATCTCCGGGTTCAGAAAAATTCAATAAAGGTTTAATAAGTTCTATATTATCAATCATTTTTTTAAATTTATGTATTCTATTATTAAAAAACCTTAATCATCGTATTCTTCATCATCATATTGACCAGCCATTAAAGAATGGTCTTCATCAATACTTTCCACATAATAATGTAAAGGGTGGTCTTCTTTAAATAATTCAAATGCCTTTTTTTCTGCATCTTCTAAAGAGTCAGCTTCTATCTCTACATTAATGTTTACCTTTATCTGTCCTTCCACAAAATACCATTTCATATTTTTAATTTTTAATTATTTTTACTTTCTATGTTTACTAGACTTTATAATCTTATAGTTGTTAAGTTTTAACCATTCTAAAAAATCAAGTGCGGTCCATTCATCTGGATCCAGTTCACCTAATGGACCATCTCCGAACTGATCAATAAAACCTTGTAAATAATCTTGTTCAATTTCAAATCCACCTTCCTCACTTTCAACTATTTTAGTTCTAACCATTTCAATAGCACAAGGTTCACACTGAACGGATCTTTTATCTCCGTGAAATTGTTCTTTACAGGTTACACATTTACACATATAGTCACTAGGTGCAAAACCACCTATTGGGTATTTTGTTTCTTCCATTATTCCGATTTATTTATGAATGATTGTCGTTTAATTCTTACCAAATCATTAAGTGGGTCAATAACTGTGTATTGATAACTGTTCCAGTATTTATCTGGAGATTTAGTTCTTAATTGTTTTGCAAAATTACTAATCAATTTTTTAACAGTAATTGTTTGTTGGTATGTCTCGCAAGAATCAATTATCTTTTCAATCCAGTTTGATACGTCTCCGTAGTGTGTGCTTCTTTGTTCCATTTTTATAATTTTTTTAATATTAAACATCCATTCTCATCTAATTTTGGTTTATCACCAGGTATACAAACACCTTTCTTGTTTATACCATCACAATTAGGATCCAGACATTCCATCTCATTCTCAACTTCTATTTCGGTTGGTTGTTGTAGGGATTGTATTATTTCATCTGTTGATAAATTATCCAATACAAATATTGATTCTGTATGTCTTCCATAACCATTATGTTGTTCTTGTATAGAACCTTTTCTTGACATTTCAATTACATTTCTCATATCATCCAAAGTAAACACTTTGTCTTTATTCAACACCATTGCTTTGTTGATACATTCTTTAGCAAATGCTTCAGTGAATGAATCTATAACTCCATCAAATCCGTTTCTAACTTGTTTATATACAACATCAATAACATAAACTACTCCAAATATCTCATCACAGTTTTGTTTGGATAGTTTTTCCTTACTACTACTGTGTTTAATCATAGTTATATCAGTTGTTGCAATAACAAACCCTTCATCATCAATAAGTGCATACTCATTATGATCTTTAATTAATTTTCCTTTCATAATACAAATATAATAAAACTTATTTAAAAAAACAAACCCCCACCGTTAAGTGAGGATTTAATTTTAGTTCTTCAACTATCTTATTTAATATTTAAGAACGTGCCAGTACCACCCGCAACTGTTGTGGGCAAGACCCCATTCCAAGTTTGGGCTTTCAAATATTCAACATACAGAGGTGTAATTTCTTTTTGTTTTAATTTCATAGCCAATGCTAGTGCTTGTGCGTCAATTATAACTTTTGCAGAATCACCACGAGCGATTGCGATTTTTTCTTGAGCTTCAGCCTGTGCAACCAACGTTCTTTGTTGTGCGGCTTGAGCTTCCTGAACCGCCTTAGTCTTACCTTCAATAGCCTTTTGTAACGATGCTGGTGGAACAATGTTTGTTCTTAACTGGGACACCGTAAACCATTTAGATACTCGTTTATTACACTCAACAATGATTGCCGCCTCAAACTCTTCTCGTTTATTAAAGATCGCATCCACTTCCCATCGGTTAGCCACATCATTCACTGAAGAGACAATCGCATTCTTTAACCAACCCTTTTCAATTTCTTTTATATCTAATCGTAAATTAACAAACATATCACCAATTGCGTCCTCACGTAATGAGTAGTTGAAACTCGGTTTGATAGTTGCTGAGAACCCACCTTTAGTTATTACTTCTTGAGCATCGTACTCAATGTGTTGTTGGAATAAAGGGAATTCCTTAACTTGTTCAGTCCAATCGTTATAAACAACCCAACCCGTTTTGTATTGGTATTTTGCAACCCCTCTTTCAGATCCAGTTAAATTAACTTTTAATCCTTTGTTACCCGCATCAATACGCTCTAGGGCAAATGGTTGGATGCTAGAGATTATAATACCTAGGACAAAAATACCAATCGGTTTAATCAACCACATCATATTAAACTTCTGTTTTTCATCACCCCATCTGTTTGCTCCTATTACATACATATTACCTCTTGTTGATAACCCTACTAAAATCGCTGCGATAAGACACGCTAAAAAAATTACACTACTAATCATTTTGTTTTTTGTTTTTAAATAATTCAATTGTTTCGTTTATTACATATATTAGGATTCCTACAACACCAACGAAACTTAACAGCTGGAGGAATCCGTTTACTTCTCTGCTGACGATGTATTCGCCAAACATTGTTCCGATTGTGATGAAGCCTAACCACATCAGAAACACTTTAAAAAACTTCATTTCATTTTTCATAATTTTAATTATTAATACTCAGTTTACTTCTTAATTTATCCAGAACCGTATTTAATTTTTCTTTATATTCAGTTCCGACATTTTCATAG